CAGTACGGTACGTTGGATGAGGGGAGCGGAAGCAAACCAATTCAATCGTATATTAAATTACTGAAAAAACATGAAGTATGGGAAGACTACCGAAAGGGTATCAATAGCCTTAAAGAAAAGGAAAAGGTAAAAGTAAAGGATAAGGAAAAGGTAAAAGAAAAGAAGGGAGATGAATTGACTCCATACCGAGACTTTTATTTCCCTGAGTTTGCTCAGGCGAGGGAATCTGATAATAAAAGTGCTGTACAAGGATATTTCCGATTTGTCGGCATGATTTTCAATACGGAAGATTACCCGAATGCTTTGAACAAGCCTGCCTTTCATATCCTGAAGATTCCGAACCAAATGAAGTTTACGGATTACCTGAAGTTATCAAGTGAGGCGAAGAGGAGGGGCGTGAACATTATCGACCTTCTGAACTCAATGATAAATAACAGGAAGTATGCTGAAGGAAAACAATCACTTTACCTTACTCTCTTGAATTGGGTCAAAAAGGAACCCGTAAAAGGAACAAATCTTTAACAAAGGACGGGCAAACCTCCCGATTTGAGGCGGTTTACTATGACGGTGGTATGTAGGTATCACTGGAAAAGAGATCACCGAAATTTGGGAGGCTTTCGCCTATCCTGAAATTTGAAACAAATGAGAAATACGAGAATTGTAGCAAAAACCCGGAATGGGATGACGGTCGAGTTCAAGCGGAAGGATGTTCGAGGGATCGGAACGAAGCTGAATGATGGGACGTACCTTGATGTGGAACTGGTCGGAGGGTGGAAGATACCTATACATCCTGAATCTGGTAGAAGTGTAATTTTAAAGCTGTACGATTATGAGTGAGATAATGTACAGCAAGGCAGACCTCTTCGGATTCGCTGAGTATTATTTGAGGCTCCACCATCGAAAGATGACAATGGAGGAAATATTATTCAATTATCTGAAGGGACACATTAAACCGCAGGATTTGGTGGAGGATGACATTTTACCTATCAAGGACGTAAACGAGAAAGTTATCATACCACCGGATTATGTTTTAATTAATGTGAGGGATATGGCGTGCAAATTATCAGGGGTGACAGTGAAGGATGTAAACAGCAAGAAGCGTAACCGGGAATTTGTTGAGGTAAGGCAGATGACTTGTTGGATAGCCGTACAGATGGGATATGCTCCGAGGGATATTACACGCATTCTGAAATGGGACAGATCAGTGACGTACCAGAGAGTTGAAAAAGCCGAGGAACTGGCTTCCACGATTAAGGAATACAGGTGGCGGTTGAACGAACTGGCGAAAAGATTTGGACTGAATGGATTTATTGCATAGATTTACGTAAATTTAATCGATTGAAATTTGCGAGACTTGTGCGTTATGAATCTTTGTACATAGGTTCTATTATTCATGGCTTGGGGTGGCTCCGGGAGGGGTTGCCCCTTTTTTTTGCGGTAAACAATTATGAAATCTGAAGAGAACGAACAGTTATTGTTGACAACTGAGTTATGGGTTCACCGTCAGGTAGATACGATGCTGACCTATGCGGATGACTATTCTTTCAATGTATTCGGGTTCGATCACATGGGAAGGGCAGACTGTATTATGCGGACAGCGAACTTCGCTGCGGCCCTGCAGGATTGGGATTTGCTGCTGAATTGTATGATGCTGTTGAAGGAGTATAAAAGGTGGCCTGATTGGTTAGAACTGGACAGGAAGCAGAAGAAGATTTTGAAGGAGAAAGGCTATAAAAAGTTCAGGAGCCAGAGGAGTATGACGAGAGACCCTTATAAGTACACCCTGACCTCCATCTGCTTGATGGAAGGACTGAACGAGGATCAGCGGAAGGAATGGATCAGACAGGTACGCATACCGTTTTGGATGAATCGGAGCGGATTGTGGTTGTGGAAAAGGGCGTTACTGAATAAGAAATACCAACGGGCCTTTGAGTGGGTGCTGATGAGGGAAATGGACTGGAGGCTGTGGACGGAAAAATACCGGGATGGATGGAAGGAAAAGGAGAAGACCGAAAAGGGATTGCGGAGGTATTTTTATGACCGATTGGTGAACAACTTAGGTTATCCGGGGTACGTCAAGCACCTTCATGGTTGTATGATCTATGTTACAGGATCGGAAAGGCTCGGAGATAGGTTACTGAAATACACTCCACAGTGGAACCATGTTTTAAAGATATTGTGCGGAAGTAAACTGGTGCATCTGGAAATCGATTTCATTGAAAATTACCGTAACAAGAAGGGGTTCCAATGGAACGGGGAGGCATGGAGGTCTGAGGAGTGGAGGAAATTACCCGAGACGGAAAAATATAAATGGGACAAGGATTGGCTTGATATGTTGTATAACCGATGGAAAAAACAAAGGAATGGATAAGATTCAGCAGGAAGTACAGGACATAGTTTTTCAGCATCTGGACAGGTTCCAGAAAGCTGTACTGATTGGGAGCCATGCTATCTCTGGTGGAAGGAAAGTACACAAAGATGTGGTGACATTGATGGCAGGGGAAGCCATGTTGCCTGTGGATGGAAGTGTACCGAATGATTTTGCTCAGGCGTTCAACAATACACTGGCTGTTCTGGTTAAAACAGTAGTAGCAAATTCAGACGGTCGTGGAATGGTCAAGCGATCGGCATTCAAATCATACATAATTACCATAAAAACATCATTTAAAGAGGGACAGAATGAAAATAACCGAACTGAAGGTGAATGAGCGGAACCCCCGGTACATCACCAAGACGAGCATGGAGAGATTGAAGGAAAGAATACAGGATTTTCCGAAGATGATGAAGCTACGGCCTATCGTAGTGGATCAGGATAACACGATATTGGGAGGAAATATGCGGTACAGGGCATTGGTGGAATTGGGGTACAAGGAAATACCTGAAGATTGGGTGAAGAGGGCCGAGGAGTTGACGGAGGAGGAGCAGCGAAAGTTCATTATTGGTGACAACGTGGGATTCGGTGAATGGGACATGGACACATTGGCAAACGAGTGGGAGGTTGACGAACTGGATGATTGGGGAATTGAAACTTTTGTGGGTGAGGAAGAGGAAGAAATAAAAGAGCCAGAGGTAAAGTTCAGCGAGTTTCTGGACGAGGAGCATAATTACGTTGTATTGTATTTCGACAATAGGATTGATTGGCTTCAGGCATTGACGGAGTTCAACCTTGAGGCGGTAAGCGCAAAGCGGTCGAATGGGAAGGAATGGAGCAAGGGAGTTGGAAGAGTGGTAAACGGCACACAATATCTGAAAAGCAAGAAAAAATGAAAGGCAGGAATGTGAGGGAAAGGATTTACCTGACGGGTGAAGAGTTGGACAGGATGGAATTGGACATAATGAATCGCAGACATATTGAACGGTATGGAATAATAAGACAATATTGCTCCGGGGTTGTGATGGATGTGGCTTGCGGATGTGGCTATGGCTCATATCTGATCAGTAAAAACCCGGATGTTGAGGACGTTATTGCTTTCGATCAGGAACAGGAAGCAATCGAATGGGCTCAGGTCAATTTCGGGCATGGCAAGGTTCAGTTCAAACAGTCAACGATCAAACAGTTCAACATGGAAGCTGACATGGTAGTAGCTTTTGAAATTATTGAACATCTTCATAAACCAAAACAGCTGATCGATTTGATTGAAAGGTCAAATGCTATAAAGGCATTGATCAGTTTTCCAACGAAAAAGACCACACATTACAATCCTCACCATTATCACGATTTTGACAAATGTGACATTATCGGAATGTTTAGCAGGGAATGGAGGGAAAAGGATTTCATTGAATTACACAGGGAACACGGCATATTATGGATGGAAAGGGATTAAAATACAGGATCTACGTTGCTTCATATAAACGGCCTCAGTTGGCTAAGACACATAAATACCTCCGGGAGATTGTTTACGTTGTGATGGAAAGCGAAGAGGAGGAGTACAAAAAACTTGGGGTGAAGGTCTGGGCGATTCCTGATGAAGTACAAGGAAATCTGGCGAGGGTCTGGAATTATATACTGGATAACGCAAAGGAGAAGAACATTGTTCTGATGGACGATGACATTAATTATTTTGGAAGGTGGAACGGGAATAAGGATAAAAGGCTGAAGGAGGAAGATGTTTACCAGATGATACAGGAGGGAATGTTACTGGCGACCGATTTGGGCGTGAAATATTGGGGCGTGAATTGCCTGAAGGATAAAGGGGCGTACAGAGAATACACTCCATTTGGCACGGTGCATTATATCGGTGGCCCGTTTCAAGCTCACATGGACAATCCATTGAGATATGACGAAGCATTATTTCTGAAGGAAGATTACGACATGACGTTACAGGTATTGAATGAATACAGAAAGAACCTTCGATTGAATATGTACCATTACGTTTGTGAGCAGAACACCTTGCATGGAGGGGTGGCAGCGTATCGAAATGTGGACACGGAAATGGAACAGAATAAAAGGTTGCAGAGGAAGTGGGGCAAGAGAATAATTGCTTTTGACAAATCGAACAAATCAGGAAAGGAAAAGGAATACGACATAAACCCTATCCTGAAAATACCAATAAAAGGAGTATGAAAGAAAAAGACTCATTCACAGAACTAATGGGGTATCTCAGGAAATTGAAAAGGGAAGGGGCCACGATCACCAGTTGGCTCCCACACTATGAAAGCCTGAACGGAAAACATACAGGTAAATTTTGGATTGACATTGAAGGAGAGGAAAAAATATAAAAACTATGGCAGACGGAGAACTTTGGGAATTATCCTGCCCGAATTGTGACGGCAGTGGATTCATCGTAGCAACAGACATCCCGGTCGAAGTGATTCCAGAGAAACCAGACCCCGGAGATGCGGAACAAGTCAAAGGGGAAGGAGAAAGGTACAGAACCGTGAGGAGGAAACCACGATGGAAAGATTCAGAAGGAGTGGAAAGGATGGAATGCCCTGACCATTTCCCGACTCAGATTGTGAGAATGAAAAAAATAACACCTGCACCATGAAACGGAAATTTTTGGGAATGGAACTGACTATCCATCCACGGGACAGAAGACCTGTGCGAATGAATTATTTCAGAGAGTTGAGAAAGGAAGAAGATGGCGTACAAAAAAGACAAACTGCTTGATCAAAGCATTGATGCGGTCAGGAAGCACAAGCTGTTTTTCATCGAGGACATAATAGGATTCGTGCCTTGTAACAGATCGACATGGTACAATCTTTTCCCGGCAGGATCGGATGAAATGGATGCTATAAAAGAGGAGCTTGAAAAGAACAAAATCAGCATCAAGGTATCACTGAGGAAGAGGTTTTACGATGGAGATAGGACGGCAGAATTATTGGCTTTGTACAAGCTGATCTGTACCCCGGAGGAGAGGGCAATGCTTTCCATGAGCGGGGAGGTCAATGTGAACGTAAACACGACCGGGGAACAGCTATTCAATCTGGGATTATTAACGGAAGGGGAGAGAAAGCTGTGGTACAAATTGTATGACAAGGCTTGTGGGAAGGTGGAAACAATCGACATAGACTATGAAGAAATTAACAGCATGCGGAATGCCCTGGGGCAAGGAGGAGGAACCGGACCCGATGGTTGAGGCGGTTGAGGAAGTGAAGAGATTGCTTGAAGCTGCTCGAATGGAGGGAATGAGCAGGGAAGAGTTGGAGAAGACAATACGGGATAGGATGGAACAGGAGTTCGGGCCGGGAGATTGGAAAGCGGAAGTGGCTTTGAAATCCTTTTTACAACTGATTGAGAGGGTTGAAAGTGGCGAATTTGAATAAGTGTACAATTTCCACTTATCGCTCAGCAATCCCAATGTGGCCAACTGATACAGAGATCAGAACGACAGTGGACGGATGGTATTACTACGGACGAGAAAACAGGTAGCCGCTCAGCTTATACGGCATGCCGCTTATTTTAAGGATATGGCGAAAATGATCAAAAAAGAGGAACCAACAAAGGTGCTTGGTGTGACGGTGAACCCCCCGAAATGGTACAAGGGAAAGGAAGCACCAGACGATAACCGGGACATTCTGGCATTGATACGAAAGCCAGTGTGGGTTGAGGCAAAGAAGAGGGTTGAACTAATGGAGGCGATGGAGGTAATACACCGGGAGTTCAATGGACATTATTTCTTCATGGGAAAACCTTTACCGAATAAGAACGTAATACTATGGACCGAGATACCGGACGGATGGCAGTGATCTGGGAAACATATATCAGTGGGAACGTGGTGGACATTGTTATCTGGCTTTTGGCCTTATTCATGGCGGTGCGGTACGGGGTTTATTATTGGAGGGATCGAGTACGGGCCACGTTGGGGTTGTTCGTTCTGCTGCTGTGCTTTTACGGGTTCTGGCTTATTGTGCGGTTAGGTCGGATGCAGTGGACGATAGGGGAATTGATTAGGAGATGTAACGAGGCCGGGGTCAGTCTGGAAGGAATAATACCGGAGTAATGCAGAAGCACGTTAGGGTTTACCTGAAGCATTTCGGGTACGGGGAACAGGATTGGATAGCATGCGAGAGATGTGGAGGCACGGCTGTGGACATTCATCACATCGATGGAAGGGGGCCGGGGAAGGACGTAATAAACAATCTGGTGGCGTTATGTAGGAAGTGCCACAAGGCGGTACACGATGATCCGAAGCGGAATGCAATATTGAAAAGAAATTTACGACCATGATTAGAATGGATGGCGAATACCCGACAGAAGAATATTTGGAATACATTGAAAATTACGATACCATTGAGGGGAGCGGATTCGATTTATTAATGGACGTTCTGGATAATTGGTGGATGGATTACGGGGTGAAGGTTCAGCGTAAATACAGGGGAGAGATAAAGGTATTTCTAAGCACCGGGGGGTGGAGTGGTAACGAAAGCATGATTTATGCCCTGAGAGCAAATAAATTGTTTTGGATGAGATACTATTACAGCCATCGGGTGGGAGGGCATTACGTATTTATATTCCATGAATGAGATTGATTTACATACGGCAGAGTGGAGATTCCGGGACAGCTTTGAGGACTTTTTCCGGGAGGCGTGGAAGGTGATTGAACCAGAAACCAAGCTCGTATGGAATTGGCATCATTCGTATTTATGCGAGCAGTTGAAAACAATCAGGGATCAGGTGGCAGGGAAGGAACTCAGGGAGCATGACACGATTATCAACGTACCTCCCGGGACGATGAAGAGTTCACTGATCACGATAGCATTTCCGGTCTGGTGCTGGATTAGTCACCCATGGATGAAGTTTCTCACCATGAGTTACAATGCTGATCTGGCTATCAAGCATGCAGTGATGAGCCGGGACATCATTGAATCGGACTGGTTCAGGGATCACTTCGGGCATTTGTGGCGGTTGAAATATGATGTAAACAAAAAGAGTGAGTACGCCAACAATAAAGGAGGGAACAGGATCGCTTTCGGGGTGAAGGGAGGAGCGACAGGGAAGCATGGCGACATTTTGATTTGTGACGATCCGATGAATCCGAAGATGGCTAACAGTCAGGTGCAGTACGAGGAGGTTAACAGATGGTGGGACAATACGATTTATAATAGGATGACGAACCCGGAGGTCAGCCATAAAGTGATTGTAATGCAGAGGCTGAGCGTGAATGATTTGACGGGGCATTGTATGAAGAAGCAGGACGAGGGAATGAGGTTGTACAGACAGATTTGCCTTCCTGCACAATTTAGTTCATTAATCAAACCGGAGAGGTTGAAAGATATGTACACGGATGGTTTATTAGACCGTATTCGATTGACTGCCAATGTATTGAAACGTGCAAGGGTATCACTTGGCTCTAACGACTATTCCGGTCAGTATCAGCAGAATCCGATTGCTGAGGAAGGGAACCTTGTACGTCCTGAGTGGTTCAAGCGGTTCAGGCTGAAGGAGTTGGAAGAGCGAGCCTATCAGGAGAACGAACAGATTGTTTGGAACGTGTTCATAGATGGAGCCTATACGGAAGATCGGTTGAACGATCCTACGGCATTATTGTGTGCCGGGGTGTGGGAGAATGATTTGTACATCCGGGACGTGGACAGGGTGTGGATGGAATTGCCTGAATTGATCAAGCACGTACCGGGATTTTTGGGACGGAATAAGATGAACGGAGAAAGTGCTATTGTAATCGAGCCGAAAGCGTCCGGGCATTCGATTGCTCAGATGCTGAAGAGGTACACGGATTTGAACGTAGTGATTGACAAACCACCGAAGGATGGAAAGACAGAGCGGATGAAGTCAGTGCTGCCCTTTATTGAATCTGGACGGGTGTATCTGGAAGAGTCAAGCGGATGGGTTCCAATGTTGGTAGATGAATTGAAAGCATTTCCCTTTGGGGAGCATGACGATATAGCGGACACTCTGGTGATGGCGATTACGAGGATGGGGCAGATGAAGCACCGCAGTTCAGTGTTAGGAATGAAAAGCTTTTAAGATATGACAGTAGCATTGGTTGACATGATCAGTATTTTGATTCAGGTGGCGATATTCGGTCTGGCGGTCGGCTTCCTGATGGGAATGGCTTACGGGAAATCGGACAAGTGACTCTTTTATTGCTGATAGGGTGGATCGGGGCGAGGACTCTGGCGAAGGTCTGGAAGTACGATGACTTTGGATATTTTGTATTCTGGAAAGCGTTGGAATGGCTATTTGCTATCTATCTGATTATTAATATTATAAGTAAATTAATTAAAAAGGGTTAGGAAAGGGTATCTATACCCTATGGAAAGGGATAAAGAAAAAGAAAAAGAAAAAGATAAGGATAAAGAAATGGATAAAGAAAAGGAAAAACAACTGTACAAGATTACTCAGGCATTGGAGAAATCAATTTTTGCAAAGATACCTCAGCTGAATGGACAGAGGGAAGTGTATCTGCCGAAAGTGTATTTTGAGAACCTGACGGATGAGGAGTTTATTGTCTTATGGAGGTTGCCGAAGTTAAGGATCAGGTGCAGCGCAGAGACAGGGAACTATATCGAGGAAAGGCGCAAGCTGTTGGGATTAAAGAGGTCGTATGGGTCTGAAGTGATTGACGGAGATAGTACGTAAAAATTTTACGTGAGCATATAGGCAGAAATATACTAACTTGTGAAGGTTTATAATTCATAAAATCAAAATCAAATGGCAACAGCACAGAAAAAAAGTTCAACAGGAACCGCTTCAGTGAAGAAAGCAGCACCGAAGAAAGCGGCTCCAAAAAAGGAGAAGGAAGAGAAGCCGAGCATAAAGGTGAATGAGAAACTGGCTGACCCTTCTGTTATCCTGAAGAGTTACGAGCAGCTAATCGACAATTTAGCCGCAGTCGAAGCGGCCCAGAGAATGAAGAACAAACCGTACAGGATTTATTTCGTTCACAGGAAGAGGGCCGAAGTGATGAAACTCAACTTCATTAAAAGCATGAGATGATCAAGCTGACAATTCGAGGGAAGGAATATACGGCCCCGCAGAATTGGAAGGAAATCACTCTACAAAAGTTCATTGAACTGTGCGACATTGAAATTCCAGAAAAGTTACGGCAACTGTGGGTGGCCTCAGCCGGGGAATCTGATGAGGATTACAAAAAGGCTGACGAGGCTATTGGAGTGGTGGAAATTGAAAAGACTTTCCCTGAGTATTATGGGAAAGTGATAAAGTGCCTGACGGACATCCCGGAGGACGTTATTGATCTGATCCACGGCTCGCTGAGGGAACAATTTTTCAATAAGCATCTACGGCATTACATTTATTCGATATTCGCTAACCTCCCGGTCGATCTGAAGGATGGCGAATTGGATGTTTACGAACCCCCGAAAATTGAGCATTTTGAGTTGGATGGTGTGAGGTATCAGTTACCTATCACACTGAGCATTTACGGTGACGAGATTCCGATGGCGAGGGAAAAGGCTATCACGTTTGCAGAGGCGAGTGATATTGAAGTGGCCCTACGGGATATGGCAGAGGGAGCAGCGAACCGGATTCCAATGCTGATAGCGATTTATTGCAGACCGGATGGGGAGGAGTATGACGAGAGCAAAGTGATGGCGAGAGCGGATAAGTTTCAGGAACTGCCCATGGACATTGTGTGGGCGGTTTTTTTTTACATGTACGTACGACTTTCAAAATTGCTGAAATCTACCCATCGGTATTCAAAAAGCATGGAACGAAGGATTCAGCAAAGGTTCGGCAGTCTGGTCTGATGGACTTCGGGTGGCGAGGGATTTTGTACGAGGTGGCTCAGGATGGAGCATACGGAACAGTGAGTGAAGTGGAACAGGTGAATTTATACGAGTTTATCAATTATGCAAGTTACCTCAGAGCGCAAAACAAATACAGGGAACTCATCATGCCTCCACCAAGAAAGGGAAAGGCTGGAAAGTGAGATAAAATTGCTGAAGCATATTCTGGTGGCTTTGTGCATCCGGGAGTTGACGAATAAGGGGCGGCATTATATTCAAAAATTGATCAAATCAAGGGAACATGACTTACGCAGATTTGAAAACGAAACTGGACAGCGCAAAAACGGGAACTGACATCGTACAGGTGGTATTCGATTATACGACCTATTTGAATTATGGAAGTAAGACCTACCCGTTGGCATTGTGGGATATTGGGAATGCTACGGGAACGATCGACCGAAGGGAAGGAGTAAAGGAGTTGAACATGGACTTGTGGATATTGACGGAGGTTGAGCCGGAGGATGATGTGGTCAACAGGCATGCGGCCTGGGACACAATACAGACGGCATTTCTGGAATATATCGCAGAAGTGGACGATCAGGATGACTTGACGGTCGAAACAACGGAGCCTGAGTTTGAGCATTTCCCGGCAGGATTGTTGAGTCTGGAAAGGGAAATGGCTATACGGTACAGGATAACATTGAAGCTGTGGTGCTGACAAACACAAATATCGACACGCTGAAGTTTTTTCTGAAGCAGGCTCTATTGGATGAATGGAGGAGGCAGGGGCATTTTGAAAGCGGTAAGATTGTTGAGGAGATCGATTACGAGATTGAAAGGGATTTTGGCAGGACGAGTCTGATCGCTAAAATGTACCCGTACGGCATCTATATTGAGAAGGGTGTGGCGGCAGCGAACATACCATTTTCTCCGGGATCAGGGGTGAGGAAGAGCAAGTACATTGCGGCATTGATGAGTTATGCAGCCAGACGGATTACGGGGGGTGATCTGGTGAGGGCAAAAAGTGTGGCCTTTGCGATTGCCCATAAGCAGAAAAGGGAAGGGATGCCTACGAGGGGTTCGTATCGGTTCAGTTCAACGGGCAAGCGGACAGGATGGATCAACGATGCTCTGGAAAAGAACAAGGATAAGATCGGGGAGTACGTCAGGCAATTCTACCGGGAGTTTATGACGGCAGAAATGGAATCAGTATTGAACAGGAACATAAAAGCGGTTTGACATGGCATTGACATTAGGGGGTAACCCATCGGAAGTGATAACGAATGCACCGGAGTTTGATGTAACAACGAGTCTGACGGAAGGGGCGAGCTATCAAAATCTGAGAATACGGGCCACGATCTATATTGGAGGAGAAACAGAAGCGGTGGCAGTTTTGGAACAGCCGAAGGGTCTGGACGATTGGGATTTCTTCGACATCCTGAAATCCTTCTGCGGCAAATGTAATGTGGCTGCAGGGGGTAGTGATGGGACGCTGTACCCTACATTGAGTTCTGAACTATTGACGGGATGGACTCAGTACAATAGTAATTTCAGCACGTTCACGACATCTGGAAGGGAGATAACGAGTGCGATCACATCCGGGGGTGGGGGTGAAGATTGGGCGCAGTCTAACGATCTGGGATCGGCAGCGATCGGTGATGTTTATGTGATTGCGGTCGATGCGGGGTACTCGGATGCAGGGACGTTCCCGGTATTGTTTGAGATGGAACAGAGTGGTGACCCGTCAGCGGTGGGAGAGTTTTGTGGCTATTCAGGGAACTCAGGGGGGAGGCATCAGGCGAACCATATTTATTATTTCGTGATGCCGTATGCGGACACTACGCCTTACATATTTTTGGGAGGAGATGCGGAAGGAACGAATTTCAGTGGGAACTTTTCAATCAAAAAAATATCAGATTTCAAGGGTAACCCCGGCATATTTTTCGTGGTGAAGTTTCAGGAGGTTTACGAGAACGCAAGTGATGTAACAACAATAGGTGCTACGAGATATTCACAGAGTTATTTATTTGCTCCGGTTCACGTTCCGGTGGGAGATAGCTTTACGGATTATCTGATCAGCACAAGCGGCAAGAGATATTGTGCGAAGAGGAGAGAGAACGTAGCAGGCTCCGGGATTTATGGAGTAGCGACAGAGTTCATCTCTAACGAGGGCATGGAGGTTCGGATCATGGGGTTGTGCGTCAATCCATTTATGACGGCTCGCATATATTCGGTTTATGGAGGTAATGACGATGATGCTTTCCAGTGTGCAGGATGGTTTATTCATGTGGTGAATGACAACACGCATACACCAACAGCTGCGGACACATTTATGGTTGTTCAGCATTACAGTCTGAATGAGGCCCGGACAGTGGGGCAGTACACAGGGAGTGGTTTATATGTTTGGAGGGATCAGAATTGTTACCCGGATGTGAGGGCATTGAGCTTTGTGGGTGATCTGGGAGAAGAAACATTGCTGTTCAGGGGTCTGCATACTGAATTGGGTGTAGCGGAGAAATCATATTACCAGAATGTAAACAGGATTCGCAAGATATTGAAGGCTTACCGATCGGTCAGGCATCGGCTCAGGATGTTATACGAGAGAAGGGCGGTACGTGAATTGTTGCATGAATTGATCTATACGGATGGCGAGGTATGGATGTACGATAGTGATTTCACAGATGGTTACCGGGAGGTGACGGTGGTGGACGATGAGGTGATTGTATCAGATCGCAACGAGTTGTTTGATAGCGAAATCGAGGTTGAATACTATGAGTAAGAACCGTATTTACATAGGGACAGAATTGATGGATTTCAATGGCGAGATCAACATCAAACGTCAGGTGAACGATTTCAGGGATTTGACAATCGGGACGAGTGCAAAAAGTTATGCATTTGATATTCCATTGACGAGGACGAACAAGAGATTGTTGGAACATTATCAGGATGTAAGGAGCCGGGAAGAGGTCAGCGATACGGCTCGCATCTTTGTGGATGACATGGAGGTTATCAGTGGACGGATCAGGTTGCTCAATGTAGATCAGGAGAAGGTACGGGCCATCGTGGAGGCTGATGACTGGCTTGAAAACATCCGGGGGGTGAGCATTCAGGATGTGGACTGGACGGGTGATACACATTTATTGTCTGAATCGAATGTTACGGGCAGTTGGGCGAGTGTGGGGCCAACGGCAACCCCATTGTACTGTTACCCTGTTATGAATTATTGCTTACCGTGGAGTGAGCAGACAGGATTTGGAGCAATAACATATCCGAATGATTTTTACCCAGTCTGGAAAATTAAGGAGATAGTCGAGCGGATAATGGAGCAGGCAGGATATTCGATTGCGGCAAATGGATTCTTCGACTCGAATGATGGGCATACGAAATATATCAATAGCAGACCAGTACCGAACAGTGACGATTTTCTGGAAAACAAAGGGTTGAGCGTTTATGTAGATGATAACACGGACAATTATGATTCGGACACGGTCGGTGCATTGGGATCGGCAAGCTGTACGGTGAACCAAGTTTTGGTTATTCAGGGAGAGACAACGGACGAAGGAAATGATTTCAGCACCGGGACATATAGGTACACGGCTCCTGCGGATGGGACATATCGATTTAAAGCACAGATAAAGGTAGGAAGGAGTAACACAGTAAATTGGGATATTTCGGCTGAAACGATTACATGGTCGATCAGGAAAAACGGAACGGCTATTGTTTCATTCACAGATTCGGAAACGAACCCCCCGGAGCCAACTCTTTTCAATACCGGGAACAGTTTTGATCTGGACACGGGGTGGGTTCATTTGGATGCAACAGATTATGTGGATATACACGTAAACATCGGAATAGGAGCAACGGACGCAACGGGATCAGGGGGAACACTGGAATTGTATATTGAAGCAGGGGCAAGTGCATCGTATCTGGAAAACACATGGGACGAAAGGAATTTGTGGCCGGGGATAGGGTACACGAATGACCCTGCGGTGATGTTACCGGACATCGATTGTGTAACATTTTTGAAGGCTTGCAAGGAGGCGTACAACCTACGATTCTTTGTGGATAAGATGAACAAGACGGTGTATATCGAGACGAGCGATGATTTCTATAACTGGACGCCATCCACGTTTACGGATTGGTCGGATAAGGTGGATTATTCGAAAGGGTATTTACTGGAAACAGTTGGGAGTAATTACAAGGCAAACCAATTGTTGAGATGGAAAGCAGATACGGGCGATAGGGCATGGAACAATTATGTTTCAGCGAATGGGACACCGTTTACCAAGACTGTTGTTCTGAGTGGTGAATATATCCAGAAGGGAACGGAGGAACATGAGAACAGTGCTTTCTATGCTTCAGCGTATGGTACGTACCCGCAGTTGGGATTGTATAAGGACAATTTTTCACGGATTCATGGGAGCGAGGAATATATGGCAAACGCATCATATCCTGAGTACAGGGCGAAGAGTTGGCAACCGAGGCTGTTGAAGTATGAGAGGGTTGACATGGGGGTGAGCGATTATGTGGAAATCAGATACGGCCCTGAGGACACAGGATATACCAGACAGTATGTTATCCCAATTATGCTTACGGATGACATGAGCGATCTTTACGATGATTATTGGTTGAAGGATTACAGAAGGATTGAGAAGAATAAGCTGCTGACCTGTACACTGAAATTGACCCCGGCAGAGATAATGAAATTTATGACGGTGGTGGGAAGTTCACCGTGGGCCGAAGGATTCCGGGCGACATACAAGATCAATATTGAAGGGAACGATATGTTTTGGATTTGCTCGAAGATAGTCACGGACGGTAATCTGGTGAAGGCTGAATTTATTCAAAAAATGTAACTGAGATGGCTGACAAAATTTATTCATTCAGGATTGACATAGAAGACCGGGGAAGGGTCGCAGAAGAAATCAACCGAGTTGACCAGGAGTTGAAAGAATTGAATGTGACGAGGCGTGAGAATGATAAATTGCTGAAGCAGGGGAAGATCACACAGGAGCAGTACGATAAGGCTCTGAAACAGAACACCATCTCAACATCAAATCTGAGGCAACAGAAATTGGCCTTGAACAAAGCGGATCGGAGTCTGGCGAAGCAGACGATTTCCACAAAGGGGTCAATGGAACAGTTGAGGCAGGAAACGAGCAGGCTGATCCAGACAGCTAACCAATTGAATCTTACCACGGCTCAGGGTCGGAAAAGGTTCGCAGAGATACAGAAACAGGTCGATAGGAATAAAACAAGCATCCGTAATTTCGACAGGCAGATGAGCGGTAGCAAGACTCTGGTGGGAGAGTACGGAAGAGGGATTCTGACGAGTTTCAAATCTATGGCTGCGGGATTTGTAGGGGTTACGGCTCTGATCAAGGGAGTGCGTGACATTGTGAAGGTTACGGGTGATTTCGACACGGCAACGGCGAAACTTGCGGCGGTGACGGGATCGACAAGGGAAGAGATCGCTGAACTGACGAAAACGGCTAAGCAGCTTGGCTCTGTGAGTATCTTCACGGCATCACAGGTTACGGATTTACAAGTCAGTCTGGCGAAGTTAGGCTTTACGACCAGTGAGATTCAGGATAGTACGGAGGCGGTGGTGCAGTTCGCTACGGCTGTTGGTTCTGATCTGGGCGGCACAGCGAAGGTGACGGGGGTGGCTGTTCGGGCATTCGGTCTGGACACTCTGGAAGCGGCTGATGCGGCTGCTACGTTGGCGGTAGCGACCACGAAGAGTGCTTTGGCCTTTGAAGATTATGAAACAATTCTGAGTACGGTCGGGCCAGTAGCAAAATCGTATGGGTTCACGTTAGAGGACACGGTTGCTTTGACAGGAAGGTTACGGGACGCAGGGTTCGATGCTTCAAAAGCGGCAACGGCTACACGGAACATCCTTCTGAATCTGGCAGATGCTAATGGAGCGTTGGCTCAGAAATTGGGAGGTAACGTAAAAACATTCCCTGATCTGATCGATGCCATGAAGAGATTGGACGAGCAGGGTATTGGATTGGCTGAAACATTGGAGTTGACGGACAAGAGATCGGTAGCGGCTTTCAACCAGTTCTTATCTGCAGCTGATTCGACCAAGACATTGAGGGATGAGATAACGGACGTAAATGACGAGTTACAGGAGATGGTTGAGACTCAGCTTGACTCGTTTGCCGGGGATGTGAAGAGCTTGCAGAGTGCATGGGAGGGATTGATACTGGCGATGCAGGGAACGGGGGTGATCCGGGGTGCTATTCAGGGGTTGAAGGATGGCATACTTCAGGTGCAGAACCTTGATCTGGCTGTTCGTAAGTTCAATAAACAATCCGGGGATCAACTTGAAAGAAGTTTTGACCTGTTAAACAATCTGAGTAATAAGCAGGGGCAGCAATTTCGTGAAGTGGTGGAGTATCTTGACGGGTTGACAGACGAGGAGATTTGGGGACTTGATCAGGATGTTATCGCACAGAAATTTGAGGCGGTGAGAAAGGTGAATGACAAGGAGGCTGTTGCATTGTTTCAGGAGTACCAGAGGAGGAGAGACGAGCAAGGCTATCAGGAGATCATAAAAGAAAGGACGATTGCTGAGAGGAAAGCGGAGGACGCTATTGCACAGGAGAAGAAAGCGCAAGCGGAGTTGGAAAGCGAACAGGTGAAAGCGGCAGAGAAGAGGGCAAAGGAGGTAGCAAAAGCGGAAAAGAAAGCGAAGGAGGAAGAAGCGAAAGAGGCCGAGAGATTGGAGAAAGAACGGCTGAGGGAGATCGAGCAGTACCAGAAAAAAACATCCAGTGAAATACAGAAAGCGTATTCAGATTCTCAGAAACAGCTTACGGATAGTGTGGACGATAATGCTGATATACGTATTCAGATAATGGAACAGGAGTTGGCAGCTATAAATGCTGCTATCGCCACAAATGCGGATGAGGAGATTGCTGTACGTGAACAGCTATTGGAAAGGAGATTGGCGAAGGAGGAAGAAATACGGATGGCGGCTTTTGATCAGGAGAAGATTGCAAGGGGGAGATCATTGGAGGAGGTCAGAGCGGATTACGAGGCTCTGGCGGCTACGCTTGAAAATTTGAAGAGTAGGCTTGCAGCCGGGGATATTACACAGGAATATTTTGACGTACAGAAGGAAACTATTGAAGCGGCTCAGGAAAACCTTAGTGCGGCTCAGGTAGAGATTGAAGAACAGCAGAGGCAGAGTGCGGAGGTTCTGGAAAATGATTTGACGGACATAAAAAGGAAGGGAGCGAATGACAGGACGCAGATCGAGATTGATGCACAAAAGAAAACGCTTGACGCAATTAATCAGGGATTGCAGATTGCGAGCGATCTGACAAGTTCATTTGGTCAATTATTCGAGGCACAGAAGCAGAGGGAATTGAGTGCGGTAGGAGATAATGCAAAGAAAAGGGAGGAGATTGAAAGGAAGTATGCAAGCAGACAGCAGGCAATTAGTGTGGTTCAGGCGATCATAAACGTGGCACAGGGTATCACGAAAGCGATTGCTCAGGGTGGAATTTTGGGACTGATCACCGGAGCGGTGGTGGCAGCCGCAGGAGCGGCACAGATTTCAGTGATACGGTCACAGGCGTTTGCTGAGGGTGGAGCGGTACAGACAGGATCAGAGTTACCGGGATTGCCTAAGAGTGGAGATAATACCCTTGCATTGGTCAAACCGGGGGAAGTGATATTGAACCAAGCGCAACAGGCGAGATTGGGTGGTGCGGCAATGTTCAAGCGGATCGGCGTACCGGGATTTGCGAGCGGTGGTGTGGTGGGATCACCAGAACCGGATGTGAGTAATTTGAGCCAGACAGCTAATTTAGGGAAGATGATCAGGGGGCTGAAAGTCACATTGAACGTGAACGAGTTGCATGATGCCGAAGACGAGTTGGAAGTGATCAACGAGACGAGTGAGTTATGATAAACATTCGGGAGAGGACGGCTGAATACATGAAACGAAATCTGGACATCTCACAGGATGTTACAGAGATGATGTTTGACATCGGATTGATCCGGGAGGACTTGGCAAAGCGTGTTCTGATCAGGAACGAATACAAGGTCAGGGAACGGACACATAAGAAGACCGAACTAAAGATTCATTTGGCAGAAAAGTGGCACGTAAGCCTCAGTACAGTTGAGAAAATACTGACGGAGGGCAACGGGTTATTTCCGTAAAAAATAGGTGCGAATCGCACTGAATTTCACCGTATTTTTGAAAAGACTGAAATTGATGCTAAGACGGCAAACTTCGGCAATAGCAGACTTTTGGTAACGAGTAAGCGGAATGGATGCGACCTTGACAGATCACCGAATTGATTGACTACCAATAACTTGCGAGACCGAAATAAAAGACGATCAGGTATGGATAAAATACTGTGCGAATCACCGTGGATGACGGTTCTGGACAAGAAGGACAAGACGGTCGAAGTGAACATTGAAGGAACGATCGGTGGCAGTTGGTGGGATGACGAGGCAGACGACTCGATGAATACGAAGGAGAAGATGCGAGCTGAGTTGAAAGCGATCGCAGGAGTCAAGGCAGACAAGATCATTGTAAACATAAATTCATACGGAGGAGATGTTAACCACGGCATCTCCATTTACGATATGCTTGCTTCCCACAAAGCGGAAGTGATTACGAGGGTAAATGGATTCACAGCTTCGATCGCTACGGTTATTGCCATGAGCGGTGATTACCGGGAGATGAGTGCGAACAGCCTTTTCCTGATCCACAAGCCATCACTGATGTTACTCGGTGGATATAACGAGAACGAGATGGATCAAATGAAGGAAGATTTGCAGAAGGTGGACAAAAGGATCAGGGCGATTTATGAAAAGTCTGGCGTGGACAGTGATGTTATAAACGACCTCATGGAAGAGAACGAGGGCAGAGGCAAGTGGATCGATGCTGACGAGGCTCTGGAAATGGGGTTCATTCATGGAATTGACGAGCCAATGAAGATGGCAGCTTGCGTGAACTCACCTGAGTTGCTTGGTAAGATGGGCATAAGTTTTATACCACAAAATAAAATTGAAATGAGCGAAGAAACAGGAAAACTGAAAACGATGTTCGATGACCTCAAAAATTGGATTGAGGATAAGCTGAACAACGGAAAGTCAGAAGAGGAAGAAAAGCCACTTGCTGATGAAGTGAACACCAAACTGGAAGAGTTTGCGAACACCCTGCAATCCATTGAGGTTGCTGAGAATGCAGTGAAAGAACTCGAAGACATGAAAGCCGCCAAAGCTGAATTGGACGCAGAGGTCGAGAAGCTGAAAGCTGAGAATAAGAACCAGAGCGAGAAGGTGAAGGAACTGGAAACGAAACTGGTGAAGAAAAACGCCAAATCTACTGAGGTGGATGGCCTCGAGGGTAAGGAAGACCCGGACGGGGAGATACGCAACGAGGAGATGAAGATGCTTAACAAAGATTTGGGCAACCTTCGGAACCAGTTGAACGAGGTGCATAATTAAGAAAAACTGACATAAAAAGACAGAGACATGAGTACTTTCATTACAACTTCAATTACGTGGGGAGGGAAAGAGAACCTTGAATATTTCCTTCGCCCAATGTTTATCGGCAAACAGCCGTACGAGACTCAGGGTATCAGAGTAATACCCAACGTGCAGTCAGCACAGAAACTGAATTACTTCGGGACGGCATCGAAGATGCTGAAAGCCTATGCTAAGGGATTCAGTGCAGCCAGTGGCACAACCTATACCCAGAGGACGCTGAATGTTTACCGCCTGAAAGCGGAAGCGTCTGACGATGCGATTGACTTCTACCAGACCGTGTTCGAGCAGGGTCTGCGGAAGGATGATTGGAACAACCTGGATGGGACGGACCTGAAGAACATTATCATCGAGATTTACAGGAATGCGGTGGCGAGTGATATTTACCGTATCTTCTGGCTCGCTGATCCGAACAAAGAAACTGTTTCCAGTGGTGTTATCTCCGGGACGGCTGATGCGGATTACAATTCCATCACTGACGGTGGGATGTGGTACAAGCTGATGGCGAATGCGGCTACCTCACCAAGTGACACCGAAATCTTCAGGCATTCAGTTACGGATGGTGCTGTTGCTCAGGTGAACACCGTAACCCTGACTGGTACAGCCGGGACAGCTAATGTGACGGTAGGCGGAACAGCTTATCTGGCAACCTTCGACACGGACATCGCAACCACCAGTGCAGCTTTCGTGACGGCTCATGCTGCGGCTCTGGCATTGAGGGGAATAACGCTGACCGGAACCACCACCCTGATTTTTACCAGTGCCGTACCCGGTCAGCCTA